GTTTTTGGTTGCAACACCCCAGATTATTCTGGTTAGTTGATAATCAAACTCAATTGAGTTTCTTATTGTAACATAGAAGTTCAGCAAAATATGATGAACTCTCGAAATTCGAGATCTCCTCATAGTTCTACTGATTAAATCTATTGTTACATCGAAGGATGTTCCCATTTTGATTGGAGAGTTTCCCCTTAAATATAATTGGTAGATCGAACCAAAAAGCTGTTGAGGCTTCTTGATAGAATCTAACAATCCATTTATGGGTAAACCACTAATCTCTACTTGGTTTTGAAACCACCTCTTTGCAAATTCATATGTATTTTTAGATACATGTGTCTTGAAAGGAGAGATCTCAACTCCAAGCTGACTTATCATATATTTATACTCCTGTGCAACGGTATCATTAGTAATAACAATATCGTCTCCAAGTATAATATAATCTTTAAAAGGATATATATTATGTTTGAATGCGCACATTTGTACAATTATGTGATGAGAAAGTGAGAATATTGCCCATGAGCTTCGAGCACCTATTGGTTGTCCAACTTTGTAAGAGATGGACTGACCTTCCGGTGTCAGGAATGGCTCAGCAACTATTAATTGACCCCATGCGTGTGCAAAATTCTTATCTGTCATTTCTGACAATAAGGCTTTTTGTACCCACAATGGGAATCTATCAGTAGCTGCCTTTAGGTCAATACTATGGTAGTAATTACCCTCTGGAGCCACAATATGTGGGTCTTGAGTAAATGTTCGGTCTTGTGGAATACTCCTCAGGCATGAAAACATCTGTTTTGCAACAGGTGCTAAAATGACTTGAGTAAAGTAATCAACAATCCCGATTACCCGAGTTTTTGACTCGGGATCATAGACTAAAGATAGTCGTCTATTAGTGTACGGACCTGATAAGGGTCTGACAATTTTATAGACTTCGAACCATAGGTTCTTTAGTATCAAAGTTCCCTTAGTACCAATGATTTGCCTAGATGCATTTCAATGTACCCCATTCCATAATTTAATATGGTATAGGGCTGTATTAAGGGCTTGACCTAT